CCCTGGTGGATTAGATCGTAATTTAGCAATGCAAGTACCTGCCGTTGCACGTTGCAGAAATCTTATAGCTGGTGTAGTTTCCTACTTGCCATTGAAGCTTTACAAAAAGTCAAATGGTGAGGAGTTGGGGAACCCTCTTTGGATAGAGCAGCCAGACTATCGGCAACCAAGATCCGTCACGATTTCATGGACTGTCGATAGTTTGCTTTTCTATAATTGCGCTTATTGGCGTGTTACAGAATTATATGCAGATGATTTAAGACCATCACGTTTTGAATGGGTGGCAAACAATAGAGTTACATTTACAACAAATAAGTTTGGTACAGAAATAGAAGAATATTTTGTTGATGGCCTAAGAGCGCCAATGACAGGTATTGGAAGTTTAATTACATTCCAGGGATTAAACGGCGGTGGAGTTTTACAAAATGCAGCCCGCACAATTCAAAGCGCTTTAGATTTAGAAAAAGCAGCATCTGTAGCTGCACAAACACCAATGCCATCTGGTTACATTAAAAACACTGGCGCAGATTTACCAGAGCAACAAGTATCTGGATTATTAGCACAATGGAAACAAAGTCGCCTAAATAGATCTACAGCTTATTTAACATCTACATTATCTTATGAAACTACAGGTTTTTCACCTAAGGACATGATGTATAATGAAAGTATTCAATTTTTAGCAACCCAAGTCGCCCGTGCAATGAACGTACCTGCATACATGATAAGTGCGGACATGAATAATTCAATGACATATCAAAATATTATTGATGGTCGTAAAGAGTTTGTAGCTTACTCATTGCAGCCGTTTATTTGCGCTATTGAAGATCGTTTAAGTATGGATGACATTACCCCACGTGGGCATGTAGTTAAGTTTGCTATTGAAGAATCATTCCTAAGAGCAGACACAATGAAGCGTTTAGAAGCACTAGAAAAAATGATGGCTTTGGGTCTAATAGATGTAGAAGATGCCAAAGAAATGGAAAGCCTAACACCTAACGGAAGAGAAGAAGAAGATGAAACTTACATTCAGTAGCCAGGTAGAAGCTGCCGATACAGAGCGCAGAGTTATCGCTGGCAAAATCGTGCCATTCGAAGAAGTAGGTAATACTTCCGTTGGTAAGGTTGTTTTTGCTAAAGGATCAATAGATATTGGCGATCCAGGCAAAGTAAAGATGCTTATGCAACACAGAGCAGAAAAGCCAATAGGTCGCATGCAAAAGTTTAACCAAGCAGAAGATGGCATATACGCATCATTTAAAATTAGTTCATCTATGCAAGGCCAAGATGCTTTGATACTTGCATCCGAGGCTTTAATTGATGGTTTATCTGTAGGTGTGGATGTAAACAAATCTATACAGAAAAAAGATTATTTATATGTAACCAGCGCAACACTAAGAGAGGTTAGCCTGGTAGAAAGCCCAGCGTTTAGCGCTGCACAAGTAACTAAAGTTGCTGCTAGTGAAAACGAAGCAGAGGACACAAACCAATCAACAGAAAGCGAGGCTCCTGTGGAAGATTTATCAACAGCGCCACAAGAAGCAAAGGCAGAGGCTGATACTCCTACAGTAGAAGCTGCTCGCCCAGTAATTACAGCACCATTAATTCAAACAACTGTACGTACGCCAATTACATCAATGGCTGCATACACAGAGCACAAAATTAAGGCTGCACTAGGATCAGATGAGTCAAAACTGTACATTGCTGCGGCTGATGATTCATTCTCAACTAACCCAGCATTTAATCCAACTCAATACCTAACAGAGTTTGTAACAAACACACGTTTTGGTACTCCTACAATTGATGCATGTTCACAAGGTGTTTTACCTAATACTGGTATGACAATAAGTGTTCCATCACTCGTAACCAGCGCAGCTGGTGGTACAGGTGTTGCACCTACAGTAACTGTAGAGGCAGAAGCAGGAGCAGTATCTAATACAGGTATGGAATCCGTCTATCTTACAGGAACAGTCCAAAAATACAGTGGCATGAATACGCTATCTGTAGAGCTTCTAGAAAGAGCGGGATATCCTGGCTTTTATGCAGAGCTAACACAGCAATTACAAAATGCTTATTTGACAGCTATTGATACAGCTGCATTAACAGCATTGTTAGCAGCAGGAACAAACGGATCAGCTACAACAGCTGACAGTGATGGAATTATTGCTTACTCATCTGAAGCAGCATCATTAATTTACAAGAACACTGGTTACTTTGCACAGAATTACATTGGCAACCCAGCACAGTATCAAGCGCTACTAGGTGCTACTGATACAACTGGTCGCCCAATTTACAACGCAATTCAACCAATGAACGCAGCTGGACAAGTTGCACCTTCTTCAATCCGTGGAAATGTATTAGGACTTGATCTATATGTAGACAAGAACTTCTCAGCGACCACATTTGATGATGGATCAGCTGTAATCCTTGCACCAGAAGCATTTACTGTATATCGCTCACCTCAGGCATTTATGTCTGTTAACGTAGTATCAAACCTACAAGTACAGGTAGCAATTTACGGATTCATGGCAACAATCGCCAAGATGCCTTACGGAATTATCAAGTACGCAAAGGCCTAATAACCAAGTAATAATCCCTCAGGGTTTAGTAGCCCTAGCCCTGGGGGAGCTTTTTTAGACAAGGAGTAGAGATGCCAGCCACATATGTAACCGAAGCTGAGTTACGCAGTAATTTAGGTATTGGTTCACTCTACACTTCAGCTACAGTTGAAGAAGTCTGCCAAACAGCACAAGATTTACTTAATCAATATTTATGGTTTAATGATGCACCAGTAGTGGCCGCTGGATTACAAAACAATGTAGCCACATTAGTATTAGCAAACCCAGGTATATTTGTTAAAGGCCAAAGCGTAGCCATAGAAGGTTGTGGATCAACCTATGGTGGCAATCACGTAATTACTGGCACAATTCCTGGTATTAATATTCCAGTAAGTATAACTACAGCATTTTGGTCATTCTTTAGTAATTACTCATTCCCTAATGGATATTCATTTATTCAGTTTTCCAAGGTACACGCAGACGATCCATTTCACCGCATTATTCCAAGTGGTAAAGCATCAGGACAAGACACTAAAGAAGATGATTACAGTGCGATCCCTGCCATTCGGGAAGCGGCAATGATTCTTGCCGTTGATATCTGGCAAGCACGTCAAGTGAGCCAGACTGGTGGGGTAGGTATGGATGGGATCAGTGCCAGCCCTTATCGGATGGGTTATCAGCTGATTAACCGAGTGCGTGGTCTCATCCAGCCTTATTCAGCGCCAGCATCATTGGTAGGCTAATGGCTGCAATAACAACACTTAGAGGCACACTTGCAACAGCTTTAACTAACGCAGGTGTATGGTCAGTATTTAGTTTTCCACCAGCGACTTTGCTTGCAAACAGTGTAGTGGTAACCCCTAGCGATCCTTACATTGTGCCGAGCAATAACGATCACATTACAGTATTACCTTTGGCTAATTTTAGAATATTAATGGCAGTGCCAGCATTTGACAATCAAGGCAACCTAAAAGGTATGGAAGATTTTATAGTGGCAGTAGTAACTAAATTAGCAGCATCATCTTTAGTTATGAATATATCAAGTGTCTCCGCTCCAGCTATAACAAGTGCGGCAAGTGGAGATTTATTAACGTCAGAAATAACAGTATCAATCCTAACGAGCTGGAGTTAAAATGAGCAGAGAAGATGATTTAGCCTTCTTAATCAAGACAGGCCAAATAAAAGAAGAACCAAAAGGCAAAGCAATAACCAACAAGAATGACGAGGAGTAACAATGGCAATATACTTAAATAACAACGTCGGCGTTAAGTTGGCTACCAACGCAGCGCCTACTACACCTTCAATCGATATCAGCGACGTCGTATCAAGCGCTGTTATCAATCAAATCGTAGATGAGTTAGAAATTACCGCTATGGGTGACACCGCTCACCGCTACGTAGCAGGTCTACAATCAGGCACATTTACTATCGACTTTATGAATGACTGGGCTTCATCAGAGGTCAGCCAGACACTAAATGATGCATTTGGCAAGACTTTATCTGTATCAGTTATTACAGTTAAGGGCACAGCCGTATCGGCTGCTAACCCTACTTACCAATTCTCAATCCTGGTAAATAACCTAACACCAATTGGATCAGCTGGAGTAGCCGAAATTGCTACATCTAGCATTACATTTACTGTAAACTCTGCAATCACAGTATCGCCATCAGTGGCGTTCTAATTAAGGAGTAACAATGGCAAAGCTAAAGATTACAAGGGCTACTGGTGAAGTCACAGAACACAAGATAACACCAGGTGTCGAGTACGCTTTCGAATTGAAGTATGGCGCAGGTATTAGCAAGATGCTGCGTGAGCATGAACAGCAAACTCATATTTATTGGTTAGCTTGGGAGTGCTTGCGCAGGTCTGGCGCACAAGTACCTTTATTTAATGCAGAGTTTATTGACAGCCTAGAAACTGTCGAGGTATTAGACGAAGAAAAAAAATAACACAGCGGGATTCTATCCTTTACGGCATTGCTCAAATCTCCGTAGAAACTGGAATACCGCCTAGCGAGTTTATTAATATGGACTCGGAAATGTATCGGGCAATTATTCAAGTATTGACTGATAGAGCTAAGGAGAGTAAAAATGCCAGCCGAGGTCGTAGGCGTTAAAGAGGTTATGAAAGGCCTTAGCTTTATCGACGAAGATCTTTATGCTCGCATTAAAACTGCCATTAGTCCATTAATGCGCCAGGTAGAAGCTACCGCTAAAGGCTATGTGCCAAGTAATGCAGAAGTATTGTCTGGCTGGTCTAAACCAATATCCTCAAACATAGATTATCGACCATTTCCAAAATATGATGCTAATACAGTTAAAGGCGGCATAGGTTACAAAGAAGGTCAAAACAAAAGATTCAAAAATGGTTTTCAAGTAGAGAATTACGTTTACAACGTTAGCGCAGCTGGACGTATTTATGAAACCGCAGGTAGATTAAACCCACAAGGTAGAGCGCCATTCACATCTGTAAATGAAGGTGGCGGCACAATGGCATATAAGCAAGCTGGTACAGCTAGACGTAAGAGCAGAGCGAGAAGTGCCTATAACTCTAATAACCCCTTTGCAGGCTATCAATTCGTAACTGATCTACCAGAACTTACTAAACAGCCAAAGATTAAAGATGTTAGAAGCGCTGGTAAAAAAGGACAAGGCCGCTTAATTTACAAGGCTTGGGCAAAAGATAGTCCTAGAATCTATGAAGCTATTGTAGATGCAGTAAAAGCAGGCGCTGATTATTTTAATGACAAAACAGAATTAAAGAAGGTGGCATAGTGGCCAATGTAGTCGTATCCGCCCTCGCAACCTGGAATGGTAAGGCGCTTAAAAAAGCCCAGCAAGATGTAAACGTATTTGAAAAACGTGTTAAAAGTTTTGCACGTACCTTTGGCGTTGCATTTAGTGGCGCAGCATTAGTAGCATTTGGTAAAAAAGCAGTTAAAGTATTTGCCGAGGATGAGGCCGCAGCTAAGTCATTGCAGTTGCAGTTAGAGAATACTGGCAATGCATTTAGAGTTAGAGAAGTAGAAAACTATATACAGTCTTTAGAAAAAACTTATGCCATATTAACTGATCTACGCAAGCCATTTCAAACATTTCTTAACCTAACAAAATCTGTAGGCTTATCACAAAGAACTTTAGAAGCTGCATTAAACATAAGTGCCGGCACTGGTGAAAGTTTAGACACAGTAGTTAATGCTTTAGCAGCAGGTATTAGAGGAAAAACTAAAGCAATAGATGGATTAAACACAGGTATAGATGCAAACATAATTAAAACTGGCGACATGAATAAAATTATGCTTGCACTTGAAGAAAGATTTAAGGGACAAGCCGCCGCTAGATTAGATACCTATACAGGTAAAATGGACGTGCTTAAAAAAGGCGCAGACGAAGCCACTAAATCCATTGGTAGAGGATTAGTTGATGCTCTAACTATATTAAGTAAAGATCAATCAGTATCTAACCTTGCTACAGACTTTGAAAATCTAGGCGATAATATAGCTTATGCAATTAGAGAAATAGCCAAATTAACTAAAGGCTTTACTGACTTAGTAAGTAACCCTACATTTAAGGCTGGTTTGATAGCCATAGCCATTGCCAGTAAAAGCCCTAAGGCTGTAGCTGCTGCATTTACTATTGTTGGCGGAAGTGCCGTGCTTGGCGCTGCCACAAGTGCCAGAAAATTAAGCCCAGAAGAAAGCTCTACCCTGGCAAAGGCACGTATTCTAAATAGACGTTTAGAGGCTAGGATCATTTCTTTATCTACAGGTAAGCGCAAAGAAGAATACGAAGTCCTAAAGAAAAAAACAGAATTAGACAAGTTAAAAGAAAAGTTTGATTTAGAGTTAATTGGTTTACAAAAAGCACGTAATGAAGCCACTACGGATGAAGTTAAGGCAAGAATTGATGGTCTAATTGCTATTGCCAAAAATGATGAGGCATTGGCTAAGAAAGCAAACGCAGAACTTGATGCTGCCGAAGCTGCCCAAGAGTTTGCTAAAAAGTTTAATATAGCATTAGAAGCTATTAGGTCAATGACCGATAAAATTAATAAGTTTATTGAAGGCCAGGTAACTACCTTTGACCAGGCTTTAGAATCTATTAGATCTCTTAACGCCAGAATTGCCGCAATGATTATGAAACTTGGTGGCACAATGGGTGCAGGTGGCGGTGGCGCTACATACGATTATGCGTTAGCAGAAGTTAAAGCGAAAAATGAGCAGATCAAAGCTTTTGAATACAACTTGGGTATGGAAAGTACCAGAGAATTAAACGCTCGCATAAATGAGTTTGTAGCCCAGCAATCTTCTAGCCAAGTACCTACAGAAATCCGAGTTACAGTAGATGCTAATAGTGATAGGTTAAGCCAGGCTATTGCTGAGAGTATTCAAATAGCAAACAGATCTGGATATAGCACAGTACCAGCTGGATTTATCGTATGACAGTACCAGTAATAAATGCTGTAATTAACTTTAGTACTGGCCCTAGTTTTGCTCAAACTTTAATTTTAGGTGAAGGCAAACTAGATGTGAACATATTGGGAGATGCCACAGCTGTAATCGTTGATGTATCTAATAGAGTTAATCGTATTGAAACAAATAGAGGCCGTACTGCACTTAGTGATCAATTCCAAACTGGTTCAATGACTTTACGTATAGTAGATCAGAATGGCGACTTTAACCCACAAAATGTGTCAGGGCCTTATTACAATTTATTAACACCTATGAAAAAAGTACAAATTACTGCTACTTATGGTTCAGTAACTTATCCTATATTCTCAGGATTTATTACAAGTTATGTTACGACTTACCCAGATGAATCAGAAGCCGATTTAGCCATGACTACTATTCAAGCTGTAGATGCTTTTAGATTAGCCCAGTTAGCACAAATATCCACAGTTACTGGTGCTACCGCAGGGCAATTATCTGGTACTAGAGTTAATAAGATATTAGATGAAATTGACTGGCCAGCATCCCAGCGTGATATTGATGCAGGGCTTACTACATTGCAAGTAGATCCCGGCACTAACCGCACAGCATTACAAGCTTTGTTTACAGTATCAGAATCAGAGTATGGCGCTATTTATGTTGATGCTGACAATAACTTTGTATTTCAAGATAGAGGCGTTACCGCTGGATCTATTGGTGGCACACCTACAGTTTTTGCAGATGATGGATCAGGCATAGATTACTTTGATGCTACCTGGATATTAAATGACGTATTGGTATTTAATAAAGCCACAATTACTAGAGCTGGTGGCAGCCCACAGGTAGCCCTAAATCAAGCCAGTATAGATAAATACTTTTTGCATAGTTACTTTTTAGATAACCTACTTATGGAATCAGATGCAGTAGCCCTAGATTATGCCCAGGCTTATGTGGCTTCTAGGCAAGAAACCTCAATACGTGTAGATGCCATAGTCCTGGATCTATATACCGATAACTACAACTCAGGCATATTGGCAGCTTTAGGCTTGGACTTTTTTGATCCGATTACAGTCAAAACCACCCAGCCTGGCGGATCGCTTTTAGAAAAAACTTTACAGATTTTTGGGGTTCGAATGATGATTACCCCGAATAGTTGGAAAACTACGTTCACGACACTAGAGCCAGTCATAGATGCATTTATCCTAAATAATAGCATTTATGGTACTTTGGGCTATAATGTCCTAAGTTACTAAGGAGTAAAGATGGCAGCTGGTTTAGGGTTTAAGGATTTTGTTACAGGCGAGGTTCTAACAGCCTCTGATGTCGATGGATATTTGATGCAGGGAATTTGGGTTTTTGCCAGTGCCGCTGCTAGAGATGCAGCTGTAACTTCTCCACAAGAAGGTAATTTTGCCTATCTAAAAGATACAAACACAACTACTTATTACACTGGATCAGCCTGGACTAACTTAGATACAACAGGCATGGTAAATCCAATGACAACTACTGGCGATACCATTTATTCATCTAGTGGATCAACACCAGCAAGACTAGGAATTGGTACGGCAGGACAAGTACTTACTGTAAATGCAGGAGCGACAGCGCCAGAATGGAAAACTCCAGCAGGTGGCGGCGGTAAAGTTTTGCAAGTAGTTCAAGCAAGCACCACAACATTTACTGCTATTGCATCAACTTCATACACAGATACAAATTTATCGGCAACTATAACTCCAAGTGCAGCAACATCTAAAATTTTAGTTCTTGCAAATCAATTTGGTACAACTTATAGAGATTCAACAGAGATTTACACTTCTTTTCAAATTGTTAGAGGTTCTACTTCTGTACAAGAATTTCAAAATGAAAGCGGAGCAGAAATTAGTGGAGCAACAAGAGTTGGGCTTAACGTAATTGCTGCATTGAGTTATTTGGATAGCCCATCAACTACATCAGCAACAACATATAAGGTGCAAGCCAAAGTAAATACCACTTCAAATAGCGGTCAATACAAAACACAAGGTGGCGGTACTGGTGCGTCAATTATTACATTGATAGAAATAGGTGCATAATGGATTATTTATTCAAAGCGATTCGTAAATTAAAGCCAACGGCTGAATTCTCATTTCAAGATAATGATTATTCTACAATTAAATGGGATGTACTCGAAGGTGATGCACCTACTCAGGCTGAAATTGATGCAGCAATAGAACAAGTAAAAGCAGATGAAATAACTGAGGCTACAGAAAAAGCTGCCAAGCGTGAAGCTTTATTATCTAAATTGGGTATCACAGAAGAAGAAGCCAAACTTCTACTAAGTTAATGAAACCTAGATTATGCGCAGCTGGGGTTCAGTTAAGAGATCAGGTTGATACCTGGTATCCAGATCGCAGGACTACCAGTGATGGGTGGATTGGTGATGCTCGTCATTCCGCCACAAGATCGGATCATAATCCAGACGAATCTGGGATCGTCCGAGCCATTGATATTGATTCTCGCCTGGATTCATCCGAGCAGCTCTCGATATATTTGGCTGACCAGATCAGGGTATGTGCAAAAACCGATAAGCGTATATCTTACGTAATACATAATGGCTTTATTGCATCAAGAAGATTCGGATTTAAGTGGCGT